GTCAATAAATTGGTTTGAATTACGCTACCTCGGGTAATCACGGGAGGGGTATTGTCTGCCGAAAGCGACCGCATCAACCAGCATCAAAAGGACCGTAGCGCAGCCGGGCGGGATATCGGCCCACCACGACGAAACGAGCCTTACCGCGACGAACTGCGAGACGAGTGCGACAAATCCCTTCAGCGGTTCCTGGAAATCTGCTTTCCCCAGGCGTTTCCGCTGGAGTGGTCGCCGGATCATATTCAGGTCATCGAAATCCTGCAGTCGGTCGCAACCAAGGGCGGTTTGTTCGCGCTGGCCATGCCTCGCGGATCTGGCAAAACATCCATCACGGCAAGGGCTGCGATCTGGGCATTGCTGACCAGGCGGCGGCGATTCGTGGAAATCATCGCAGGCACGGAACGACTGGCCAAAAAGATCATCAAGGCCATCAAGACGGAGTTGTCAACCAATCAGGAATTGGATCTGCTGTACCCTCTGGAAATGCACGGATTTTGGCAATTGAACGGAGACAATCGCCGGGCGGGTGGCCAACACTGCGGCGGCGATAAAACCGGAATCAATCTCGGCATCAATGAAATCATCTTCCCCACTCACAAATACTCGCCAATCGGCGGGGCTGTGGTCTATGCAACCGGTCTGACCGGCAATGTACGCGGGTCCACCAGCACAGGGCAGGACGGCACGATCATCCGGCCCGACTTCGTGATTTTGGACGACCCACAGACGCGGGAATCATCGACATCAGCGGCACAGACTGAGGAACGAATCGAGATCATTCAAGGGGATGTGCTCGGCTTGGCGGGCCCTGGTCAATCAATCGCGGCGGTCATGCCGTGTACTGTCGTTTCTAAGGACGATCTTGCCGACCACTTCCTGAAACATCCCCGCTGGCAGTCAATCCGAACGAAGATGCTCCCCAGCTTTCCTACCGATATGCCACTGTGGGACAAGTATTTCGAGATCCGTGGCGAAGAGTTTCGGGTACATGGGACGCATGACGCAGCGAACGAGTTTTACACGCTTAACCGCGAAGCGATGGACGCCGGGGCGGTGGCATCGTGGGAGGCACGCAAGGAACCGGAAGAGGTTTCCGCGATTCAATCGGCGATGCACTTGTGGCACCGTGACCCGCCAGCGTTCGCGGCTGAGTACAACAACGAACCGCTTGACGCTTCTCAGTCGCTGGACGTGCCGACGTTCGCGGGACTTCAAAAAAAAACAACAAACCTGCCAGCACTCACGGCACCGGTCTGGGCAACAAAGGTCACGCTTGGCATCGACGTGCAGCAGCGTTGCTTGTTCTGGTTACTCGCAGCATGGGCCGACGATTTCACTGGCTCGGTAATCGGATATGGCGCGTGGCCGCAGCAATCGAGGGCATATTTCGATCTGGCGGGAGTTAATCCGACGCTTCATCAGGCGAGCGGGCATAGTCAACTCGAATCGTCTCTGCGTTGGGGGCTTGATGGGATCTCTCAGGCAATGCTTGGCAAGGCGATTACCCGTGAAGGTGGTGGCGAAATCGCAATCGGTAAAGCTGTGGTAGATGCCAACTGGGGTCAATCAACCGATACGGTCTACGAATTCTGCCGTCGTACTCCATTCGGGGGAATTGTCACACCAAGTCACGGACGCGGGATTAAAGCGGGCGATAACCCAATGGCGGCATGGCCAAAAAAACAGGGCGAGACACACGGATGGAACTGGATCCAGACGCCAGGGTCCGGGCAGCGGGCAGTGCGGCACATCATTTTCGATTCCAACTTTTGGAAGACGACGATGGCCGAACGTGCTGGAGCGGCGGTTGGTGAGAAGGGGTCGTTGTCTCTTTTCGGTGACAAGCCGGAACAGCACAAGATGTTTTTCGACCATCTTGGGGCAGAATCGCCAACCAGAACGAGCGGGCGCGGGCGTGAGGTTTGGGAATGGAAGGCTCGACCGGGCGTTGATAACCACTGGCTCGACTGCCTCAGCCTCGCTGGCGTGGGGGCTTCGATGCTTGGGTGTGGAATTTCAGGGATGTCATCGCAGCCGAAACAGATCCGCACATTCTCACTTCCAGGGGTGCGTGCATGAATGAACCCCGCACGTTCGCGATTCCTGGAGCCGGACTGAAGTGTGACAACTGCGGCGAAGTCCTGTCGGGAGTTGCTGACACGCGGTCGACGGAAGGATTGATTATCCGCCGTCGGTACTGCAAGTGCGGTCACGTCAACGAAACAGTTGAGCGGGTCATCGGTTCGCATCAGGTCAGGCGACGAATGAGCCAGTCTCACGAATGATTACTACGTGTAGTAAATCGGAGTTTACTTCCGCTATCTCGGACACAATGATTCCTTTCGTCTCGTGGAAAACTACCACGCACACGAAAAGATCCGATGTCAGACGCGACCGACCAAGCCGCTATTGCTGCTGCCATTGCTGCGCCCGCCTCAGTATCCGCTGATGGTGTGTCCGTAGCGAATCGTCCGGTCAATGACCTGATCGCGGGCATCAATCATCAGCGAGCCATCACGGCTACCGCCCCTTTGAACGTCGCAGCCACTCTTCGCGGGATGTGCTTCAAGATCGTTCCGCCGGGAGGGCCATGATGTTTCAGTGGCTCAATCGGCTTCTGACGCGCCCGGTCAATGCTCGGTTCGATGTGGCGCAAACGACCCACACGAACAAGAATCATTGGACCAACGCGGACAACATGTCGGCACGGGCATCCATCAGCCCGGCAGTGCGTCGAGTCATTCGCATCCGGTCTCGATACGAGGCTGAAAATAATTCGTGGTACGCGGGAATTCTGCGTACTGCGGTTAATCATATCGTCGGCAAAGGGCCACGGCTACAGGTACTGACGGCTGACCCAGAAGCTAACAAGCGACTGGAGGCGGCATTCTGCAAGTGGTGCAAGTCCGTTCAGTTTGCCGACAAGCTGCGAACCGCCGTTGAGGCGTATTGGCGCGACGGCGAAGTATTCATGATGCGGGCGGAACGACCACGCAACTACCCCATGATGCTGGATCTGCGGACGTTTGAAACGGAGCAGGTTGCCAGCCCGTACAAGGGGTCGATTCTCGCGGACCCGTTCATTGACGACGGCATTCGATTCGATCAGCAGACGAACGAAATCGAATTCCATCTGTACGACCATCACCCCGGCGGCAATGTACCAGTCTCCACACTGAGCGGTCGCTGGTATCCGTCGCGTGAAGTCCTGCATTTGTTCCGCGCTGAACGACCAGGGCAAACACGCGGACTTCCAAGGGCCACGCCATCGCTGCAGATGCTGCCGATCATGCGGCGACATCATTCCGCGTCACTGAATCTCGCTGAGTCCGCAGCCAATTGGGGTATGTACCTCAAGACGACATCACCCGCCATCGATCCAACGCAGTCCCCGCAGGACTTCGCCGAAATCGAAATGGCTCGGAACATGATGACGATTCTGCCGTCTGGCTGGGAACCCGGCGTTCTGGAAGCCAAGCAGCCCGGCCCGATCTTTGAGTCGTTCCAAAACTTCACGCTGAAGACGTTTTCACGCTGCACCAACATGCCATTCCCGTTGGCGGCTGGAACGGCGCAAGACTCCAATTTCAGCAGCTTCAAGGGCGACATGCGGAATGTCTGGCGGCCGGAAGTGCTGACCGAACAGGACCGCATTGAGACATCCATCATTGAGCCTGTCTGGACGTGGTTCCTTGAAGCGGCGGTGTTTGTTCCAGGATTGCTCGACGGACTGCCCGCACTCGCGGACATTGCCCATCAATGGCACTGGCCACCGTTACCCGATCTCGACCCGGTTGATACTGCGAACGCCAATCAAATCAAACTGGCCAGCGGTCAGGCAACCCCGACATCGATCCATGCCGAAGCTGGGCAGGACTGGGAAACAGAAGCCGCAACGGCAGCGAATGACTTCGGCGTAGACGTGGCATCGTACAAAGCTGCAATCTTTGCCAAGACGTTTGCTGTGACTGGTGCTCCGATGCCGTCAAGTGCAGCCGGTCAACCAGCCCTCGCGCAGGCACAAGGCGAATACACGCAACTTGGCCAGCGAGCGTTTACCAATAACGTCAAGCGAATCAAATCAACGCTGGAGCAAGTCGCATCCGGTGCGATGTCTCGCGTCATGGCCGAACAGACCTTGGCGTCAATTGGCCTGCCTCCTGACCGCGTGTCCGCACTGATTGCTGACGCTCTCGACGGTCGCGTGGATGACCCGCAATTGCAGGAGGCTCCTCAGTGAAAAACCTCAGCATCTTTGCGGCATTGAACCTCAAAGCAGCCGAAGCGGGCAAGCCGCGCCGGTTCTCAATACTCGCCTATTCTGGCGGGACATTGAACGTCGACGGGTTTGACCTGCCTGTCATCGTCGACCTTGCCGGGATGGAGATTCCTGCCAGCGTGCCAATTCTGATTGACCACACAAAGTCAGTCGAAGCTACGCTTGGATTGACAGACTCCATCGTCAATACCGGCACGTCTCTGATGCTGGCCGGACTCATTACCGGTCAATCCGCCACGAGTCAGCAGGTGCTGGCACAAGCCGCAGCGGGCCATCAATGGCAGGCATCTATCGGCGCGATGGTCGGCGACACCGAAGAGATCGCAGCCGGTCAATCCGTCTCTGTCAACGGGCAGTCGTTTACCGGCCCGGTGATCGTCGCGCGTCGTTCTGTTCTCCGCGAAACGTCGGTTCTCCCAATGGGGGCCGATCCGACAACTTCCGTCAACTTGGCTGCAAAAGCAGCCGGACTTTTGAAAGGAGCGGCTCCCATGTCGTTCGAGCAATGGTGTACGAGTTTGGGTGTCGATCCTGCAACGCTCAAGGAAGCGGACAAGGCGGCAATGCAGCTGGCTTACGATGCTGCGCAGAATCCACCCGCGACCCCTGCGGCTACTCCTGCACCAGTCCCTGCGGCTGCTGCGGTTCCAACCCCAGCGCCAGCACTCGCCCCCACGGCATCGGCGGGTGGCGTGCTGAATCTGCAGGCCGCGTTGAAGCAGCAGAACGATTCACTTGCGGCCAACATGCGACGAATCAGCGAAATCCAAGCCAAGGCGGCTGGTCATCCGTCCATCGCTGCCACGGCCATTGAAAAAGGATGGTCGCTCGAAAAGGTGGAATTGGAAGTCCTCAAGGCATCCGATGCCAAGGTGCGGCCAACCAGCTTCCGGTCGGGCGAAAAGAATATCGACAGTGACGCGGTACTGGAAGCTGCATTGTGCCAACATCGCAAGTTGAACGACGTTGAAAAGTCGTTCAGCCCGGAAGTCTTGCAGGCCGCTCACACGGAATACCGTGGTCAAATCGGTCTACAGCAGATGCTGATTATGGCGGCTGAAGCTAACGGCCTACACCTGCAAGCCGGGGCACGACTGACGACCGGAAACATGCGAGGCGTCCTGCAGGCCGCATTCTCCACGGCCAAGCTGCCCGGCATCCTGTCGAACACGGCCAACAAGGAAATCCTGCAGGGCTACATGGAAGAGGATGCGGTCTGGCGGGAGATTGCATCAATCAAGTCCGTCAACGACTTCAAGACCGTTACGAGCTACCGAATGCTCGACAACATGGCTTATGAAAAGGTTGGGGCGGGCGGTTCCATCAAGGGTGGAACGGTTGGTGAAGAATCATTCACCCGCGCTGTCGACACATACGCGAAGATGTTTTCCTTGACCCGAACGGACATCATCAACGACGACCTCGGGGCGTTCGACGACCTGCGGACTCGTATCGGTGCTGGTGCGGCAATCAAGCTGAATGATCTGTTCTGGACGACGTTCCTGGCGAACCTCGGAACGATCTTCACCAGCACTCGCACGAACTATATCAGCGGTTCGACAACGAACCTTGGGACCGATGGCGTGGGCCTGGGGTTGGCACAAAAGGCATGGCGTCAAATGCGGTCGCCATCGGCGGACGGCAGCAAGCGAATCTCTGGGAACGCGAAATTCTTGCTGGTTCCGCCAGAACTGGAAACAACCGCTGACGCGTTGTTCGTGGCACGCAACCCCGGCAGCGTGAAGGTGTCGGACGTGAACACGTTCGCCGGAAAGTACATGCCAATCGTCGCCAATCAGCTGAGTGATTCGGCCTATACCGGCTATTCGGCGACCGCGTTCTACATCCTGGGCGACAAGTCGAAGGGATCACCGATTGTCGTGTCGTTCTTGGGTGGGCAGGAAACCCCGACCGTGGAATCGGCGGACGCTGACTTCAACACGCTCGGCATCCAGTTCCGTGGCTACCACGACTTCGGATGCGATCTCGGAGACGGCTACCTGAACGCACTGATGAGCAAGGGCGCTGCCTGATTCGGTTGACATCGCCGGGCGGTGAGTTATCGCCCGGCCCTTCCTCACAAACAAACTTTCGGAGTGAATCATGGCTCAAGTGCCTGCGGAACTTTATTCAGATGAGGGCGCGATTAACTACGTGCCAAGCGGTGCGGTGCTGGCGGGTGATGTTGTCGCGCTCAATGGCATGATCGGGATTGCATCCAGTGCAATCGCCGCGAGTGCGACCGGTGCATTGCAGATTGAGGGGATTTATCAACTCCCCAAAACTACAGCGGCATGGGTGCGCGGATTGCCAGTGTTCTGGAATCCAACTGGCGACCCCGACAACGGAACTGCGGGATCTGGTGCGGCCAATCAATTGGGTGTCGGGACATATGCGGGCATCGCGGTCGAAACTGAAGCCAGCGGCGACGATACCGGGGCGGTCAATATCAATGTCCGGCCAAGCAACCTGCTGGGCGTGTCGGCAGTGACAGCGGCAGGAAGCTCAATCAGCGATGCTGCAGCATTGGCCAATGGAATCAATATCGTTACCGGGGCGGATGGAACCAAGGGCGTGATTCTACCCGTGGCGGTTGCTGGTATGCAGGTAATCGTCAAGGGCGTCACAGCGGGTGTCCTGAAGGTCTATCCGCAAGCGTCGTCGGTCATCAATGCACTGTCCGCAAGTGCTGCGATCAGCCTCGCGTCCGGTGCTGTCCCGGCGATTTTCGTCGCCAGCTCGACGACCCAGTGGTACACGATTCCGCTGCTGCCAAGCTGATTGGGTGATTCATGTCCAACATGCTCGACGATGGCGTTGCGTCAATGGTGGGGTCGCTGCTGGCTGTTGCTGGCAGCGCCTACACCTACACACGCGGGTCATCGTCGGAAACGGTCACGATGCGACGGACGACACCGGACAATGAAGTGCTGGACGAAAACGGACAGTATGTCAGCACGAAGTTCGATGATTTTTTGGTCGGGACTACATCACTGCCATTTGGTGATCCGCTTCAAGGGGATCGGATTACTACCAGCATTGCAGCATATGAGGTTCAGCCACGGAGCGGCGAGCAGACATTTCGACGAACAAGTCCTTCGATGACTCGAATTTTCACGATGCAGGTTAAGCGATGACGGCGGCAGCAACGACTATCGCCGACGCCATCGTGAGCCAGTATCAGGCAGCGTTTACGGATCTGGAAGTCAGTCGCGTTTATGTTCCCGAATGGAACCTGGACACGATGGATAGCCACAACATTTTACAGATCGCACCGAACGGCCAAGAGATCGAGTTTATGAGTCGCGGCGGCGGTGTGCTGGTGAACTATCGGTATTTGGTGGCGCTGGGTGCCAAGGCGATTGACGCGACGACGGCAACGCTCGATCCGTTTGTTGATCTGCTGGAATCCCTAATGGACTTCTGGCAGTCAACGAACATTAGTGGACGGCAAGAGCGAGCGACGGGAATTGAATTGCATGTCTGGCCGGATATCGAGCAAGTGCGGACGAAATCCATGTTTCTAGGCGTGTTTGAAATCACGTTCCAAGGGACGCGGTGATGGTTGGAATAGTTGAAGTCCGAAAGCTGTTTTTCGACTCCGACATGGTGATGCGGAAGCTGGACGCGAAGTCGAGGAAGGTGCTGAGCAAGGGTGGGGCGTTCATTCGACGAACGGCTCGCAGTTCGATCAAGAAAAGCAAGCAGAAGTCAGTAGCGGAACTCACGGCAAAGGAAAAACGGATCTACGCGATTCAGTGCGCCGACGCCAAGAAACACGGACGACCGAAACCGAAACGACCATTCGCAGCAAGTAAGCCGGGCGAGCCACCACGCAGCCCGACAGGCAAATACAAACAAACGATTTTCTTCTACTACGACGAGTCAACCAATTCGATGGTTTGCGGGCCGGTTAAGCTGCCAACCTCGACGGAAAAGATACCAGCGATCCTGGAAAGCGGCGGGACTGAAACCGTCAACAGCGGACGAACAGTGACGATCAAGCCACGGCCACATATGGCACCGGCTTACGAGAAAGAACGAAACAAGATTGTCGCCATGTTCGCGGGCGATTTGTGAAAGGTTGACCAATGGCCATCGTGCTCGGTCTGAACGGCAAGCTCTACAAAAATACGAATACCTACGCCAGTCCGACATGGGTGTTGATTACCAAGGTGCAAGACCTGGAACTCAAGATCGAGGGCGACCAGTTTGATGTCAGCAATCGCGCTGGGTCGGGCTGGAAAGAACAGGTGAACACGCTGTTCGATGCCGAAATCACCTGGAACATGCCTTACGACCCGGCAGACACGATTCTAACAGCTATGCAGGCACTGGCCCGACCCGGTGGAAGCACGATTGAACTGCTGATTCTCGACGGCCTGGTTGCGACATCAGGATCACAGGGATTGCGAGCCACGTGCGCCATCAAAACCGGTACGGGTCGATCCGAAAAGCTCGGCGAGGCAATGACCGTGTCGTTTACCGCGAAACCATCCCCAGCGGCCAACGCGCCAAGCTGGTTCACCGTTTGATTAGGAGCCTGACATGGCAATTGTCATTGGCCTGAATGGCAAGCTGTACAAAAACACCGGCACGTACGGATCACCCACATGGACGCTCGTGACCAAAGTCATGGACCTGGAATTGAAGATCGAAGCGGATCAATTCGAGGTCAGCAACCGGGCTGGCGGCGGGTACAAGGAATACGTCAATACGCTGGTGGATGCAGAGATTTCGTGGGGGATGCCTTACGACGCGAGCGACACACTGCTGACATCATTTCAGACAGCGGCTCGACCGGGTGGAAGTGCTATCGAATTTCTGGTGCTGGACGGGCTGCAAGCTACGACCGGTTCTCAGGGTCTGCGCGTGACGTGTGCTCTCAAAACCGCATCTGGCCGGTCGGAAAAGCTCGGCGAGGCGATGACGATTGCTGTTACCGCCAAGCCAACCCCGAACAGCAACGCAGCACCCGCATGGTACACGGCACCGTAACAAGGATTGATTCCGAATGAGCATTAAAGATACCGCGACCGAAGCACTGGCACGGGTTCCTGCTGACCAGCACAACATGACCGGCATTAACCCGGAAACAGGAACCGCCGAACACATCGCGGTCTATATCGCGGTCAACCGGCTGGAATGGATCGAGGTGCTCAAGGAAGCGAAGCCAGCCACGCCGGATGACAAGCAACTGGTGGCTGAACTGCTGGCAGGGTCGCAATCGTCACCGGGGGCGGAAGTCGGAATCCTGGCGGTGCAAGCTCTCGACGTCTGCAATATGGGCAACCAATGACAACGATTTTCAAAGACACGGCGGGACATGAATTCTGTTGTTCAGTCACTGCCGGAACGGTGATCGAATACCGGAAGCGTCTCGGCGTGAACCTGAATTCACTGATCGACGGCGACCTGCTGGACCGCATGGCCACGGATATTGAGTTGTTCGTCAACATGCTCTGGCTGTCCGTAAAGGCATCGGCACCAGCGGACATGACCGACGCGACGTTTGCCGAAGTACTCGGCGGTGACGTGCTCGAATCGGCACGCGATGCACTGCTTGAGGCGATCATAAGTTTTTTCCCCGCCCTCGCGAGGGGGCCACTGCAAAAGATGCGGGACAAGGGGAAGGCAGTTCAGATGCTGGCTCTGAATCAAGTGAATCAGGCAATCGACAACCTGACACCCGAAATGATGATTGGATCGAAGAATCCTGCTGGCAATTCGCAGGCGTCGTCGGGGTAGATCCGCGACCGTTCACATTGCGGGAACTGTCCGCGATGGCCAGCGGGAAACGGCGTGAAGAATGGGACCGGTGGGGACAGCTTTTGGCGTTGGTGGACAACCGGACGAACTTCAGCAAGGACGCGAAACCGTCCGCGCCAATTGACTGGTGGCCGGATTCGATTGTGACGCAAGAGGATCTCGACGCCATCCGTGCCGCGAAGAAACGAAATGTAATTCAAGGGTCGATTTCTGACCTGAAAATACTTGTGGGGAAATGACCGATGGGAGCCAAAGACGTACGCGCGGGCGGGGCTTTCATCGAGCTATTCGCTAAAGATTCGATGGTCCAGGCCACGCTGCTGAAGGTCAAAAAGAACTTTACGGACTTCGGCAAGCAGATTCGCAATGTTGGACTCGGCGCGGCAGGACTCGGGACCGCGTTAGTTGCTCCACTCGCTGCCAGCGTTCAAGCATTTGCCACCAACGGCGCGGCTATCGACGACATGGCGCAGCGGACGGGACTGACCAGCAACGCGGTTCAGGAGTTGTCCCACGCGGCGGAAATGTCAGCCACCAACATCGAGGCACTCGAAAAAGGCCTGCTGAAGATGCAGCGGACGGTGGTTGAGGCTGGTGACGGGACAGAATCGGCGCGCAAAGCACTGAACGACATGGGGACTAGCTTCAAGGACTTGAAGGGGCTGTCACCGGACCAGCAATTAGAAAAGATGGCTGATGGGCTGTCCAAGATTAAAGACCCGGCAGCACGCACGGCAGCGGCTGTGGCCATCTTCGGCAAGGCTGGCGCAGAGTTAATTCCGTTCCTGTCCGAAGGGTCAGCAGGGATCGAGAAATTCCGGGCCGAAGCCCGCTCGCTCGGGCTGGTGCTGGACGGCAACGCAATCCAAGCAGCGGCGGAACTCGACGACAAGCTACAGACGCTCAAGTCATCATTCCGGGGCGTCGTCAATCAAATCGGGGCCGCGCTCGCAGGTCCGGCACTCACGCTGATTCAACTGATGACCAACGGGGCGGCATCGGTCGCGAAGTTCGTCCAGGCGAATCAGGGGCTGGTGATTGGGATCGCGTTGACGGGGGCTGCATTGCTCATTGCTGGCGGTGCGATGATTGGTCTGGGTATCGCAATCTCGACGATTGGAACGGTTCTTGGTGGCATGGCTGCAGCGTGGGGTGTGGTCGGGGCTGCTATCTCTGCGGTGGCTGGCTCGCCGTTGCTGCTGGTTATCGCAGGCATCACTGGACTGGCATTGTTATTTCCACGGGTCCGACAAGCGGCCGCCGAAGCGTTTGAATATCTGTTCGGTGAGGTAGGTAAGCTCGGCGGAATCTTCCAAGGAATCCTGACCGGCATCAGTGATGCGCTTGCAGGCGGCGACTTGCAAGCGGCTGCAAAGGTGCTGTGGACTGGCCTATGGTCCGCATGGCTGGAAGGAACGGACAATATTCGCAAGGTATGGCGGGAGGCTGTAACTGGCATCGCCATCATGGCCACGGATGCGTTCTCAAATCTGCGGCTGGCATGGGAAACAACGGTTAAATTTTTCGGCGATGCGTGGGATATCGTGCTCGGCGGCATGGGCGGGAAGTGGTCGGAGTTTCAGAACTCAATCGCATCAGGGCTGGTGTCTGTTCTGTCACGAGTCACAGGGCAAGACCCGGCGGAAATGCAGCAGTCACTGCGTGAGGAACAGGAAGGGCAGAAGCAAGCGTCCGCCGACCGCATGGCCACGCGAGCCAGAGAATCGGCCGCACGGATGGCGCAGATTCGCAAGGAAGCCGAAGAGTCAAAGGACACGCTCGGCGAATCGCTGGCGGCACAGAACGCGAAGGCCAAGAAAGAAAAAGACGACGCTGCGGCGGCATTCTTAGCGGCGAAGGAAGAGGCAGCGGCAATCAGAGCGACAGCCGAAGAGAAGCGTCAGCGAGACACCAAGGGCAAAATCGGAACCGGCAACGGCGAAGTTTTCCTCACTGGCACGATGGGCACGTTCTCAGCGGCGGCGGCATCACGCTCTGCGGTCGCTGGCGTGTCACCACTTCAGAAGGGCATCGACGCGACGGCCAAGAACACTGAAAACACGGTGGCCGCTCTCGAAAATATGCAGGAGCTACTCTTCGCATGACCAGTTACGTAACCGAAAAAATCTTCAATCGCGATGGGTCGGACGGTCAGCAATTTGACCGCACGTTCGGCTGCTACGTGTTCAACCAGACGGACGAAACGCAGGCGGTGCTGGACGCGAAAGAATTCCTGACGGCAAGCGGGTTCGGTACAGCAATGACCGGTGTGCCGCTTCGCACGGTCCATCGAAAACAGATCGCAACCAACGCTTACGAAATCACGTTCGATTACAACCTGGACTCCAATCAGGCGCAGCCATCTGACCCGGATGTCTCGTCATTCAATACGACACTGACGTTCAATCAAGTGGGCGGCACAACCCACATAACGACGGCGCTGGATACGTCGAGTTACCGGCTGTTCGCGGATGGTGCCGTGGTGGATGTCAAGAAAACCATTGGCATCGACCTCAAGACCGGCCAAGTTCGCGGCGTTGATATTATCGCCCCCGTGCTGGACTTCTCGTTGACGACCCAATTTGCGAATCGGTATGTGACGGCGGCGTACGTTAAACAAGTCCTGCAACTGACCGGCAAAACTAACTCGGTCGCGTGGAAGGGTTACGACATCGGGGAGGTCTTGTTCAAGGGTGCGCGCGGCTCGAAAAAGGGCAGCGAGAACTGGGAAATCAGCTTCGAGTTTTCCTATTCGCAAAACAAGACAGGGCTGACCATCGGCGGTATTACCGGCGTCGATAAAAAGGGCTGGCAGTATCTGGATGTGATGTTCAAGGAAGACGCTTCAGTCACGATTAACGGGCGTCCGCTGCAGGTGCCAACTCAGGTCAACGTGCATACCGTCTACGAAGCCGATGCGTTCTCACAACTCTTGATTGGAACCGCATGAGCACAGCCCGCACCCTGACAAAAGCGGTCGTCACGAATACCGTCGCACTGACGGAGACGCTAACCCTCGCATCCGATCCCGTCATCGGCACGGTCACGCTATCGCCATCAGCCGGGCAACGATGGACGATGGACGGCACCACAGGACCGGCTGCAACCAGGTCCGTCCGAACACTGGTCACGATGTCGGGCGGCACAGCAACAATCGACCTGACTGCATTCCCCGACGCGGAAACAAACGTGGCGGTCGACCTGACCGGGCTGAAGATTAAGATGCTCCATCTGGCCGCACCGTCAGCCAACGCCAACGCGGTCACGGTCAAGCCGGGGGCGTCCAATGGGTATACCGGCTGGACTGTCACCGGAGACATCCTGAACGCATCGGACCAACGCGGGCCAAGCATTTTCAACGGCGGTATCGCTGTCGACGCCACTCACAAAACTATCGACATCACTGGCACAGGGGCGCAGCAGGTCACGATTGTTGCACTGTTTGGATAACCGATGGCACCACCACTGAGACACGCAAATCCTGGAGAACCGTTTCGCCCAGACGCGGTAACGTGGAATGCGTTCGTTGATACAGCGCGGACCGTGCGCGACAACCGGCGGATTTTCGAGCCGGGACCGTTGTTGCCGGTCACGTCCGGTGGCGGCACAGGCGGCGGCAGTTGCTCCATAGTCCGCTTCCGCGTCGCGGCACCAATCGCCGGAACTATGTCCGCTATTTGCTTTATCCATGCGGTGGATGCAGGTTTCACGCTGGCGGATGTCCCCGGATTGGCGAATCTGGAGTTCTCTGGCAATCCATTCCCTGGCACGCCAAACATCATCGTCTGTGACCCGATGTGCACGTTCTTCAACGAACCACAAGCCGGGCTGACGAATCGCCTTGGGTGGGCCAAGTACATGCAGCCGTTGATTGCGAATACGTGCCAGCCGAACGCGGCGTATCTGACTCCTCAATGGGAAGTCTTCGCGCTCAATTGCGTTCTGAACCCACAATGCTGAAAGCGACAAATGGCCGGTAAGGGTTCGCCGCAGTGCTGTTGCGTTGGATGTGATCGCCCGCCCGTCAATCTGACGGGATCGCGTGCGGATGACCTATTCGACGCATCGCCGGTTCTTGCGCAAAATCTGTGTCTATCCTGTATGCCGCAGCAGTTATGTCTCAGCACGACCTGCAACGGCGTGGCGGAACCATCGTTATTTACCCGACAAGACCCATGCCGATACGGCCAGTTCTACTCATACTGGGCGGGCTACCTGAACATCTACAGGCAGTACGTGCAGGCGGAAATCCAATTCGACATCGTCGGCTCAGACTGCTATCTCTGCTTTGTGTGTCCCGCCCTGGGAATTACTGGCTACGAATCGGCAGCACGAGTCCTGCTGACGTGGGCCATTCAGCAATCATGGTCGCCACATTGCCAGTCGTGCAACGATGAATTCTACCCCGATGCGCCAGTTCAGTGGAATCTAACGCTTGCGGGCTATCCATGTGTCATCAACGCTGGAATGGTGTCGAATACCAGCCTGACTCCAGCAATGCCGTGCGACAACTGCGCGAGTGATCCCTGCGAACCAGAGCAGGTCTTCTACATTGAAGAAGACCTGCAAGCCCCTCGTTTTTCAAGCTGTGCAATCTGTCTTGGATGCGCGTGCATCGGTACGTACATGTGCATTGTCGTGCGGAAGTTCGGAGTTGTCGTTGAATCAGTCAACGTCAAGATTTGCAATTTCGGATGGGTGACGCCACTGGGAACATCGGTCTACATCGACCGCGATCCGTCCGACAAGACGTGTCGATTGAGATTGGCGACTGTCGGCGGGATAACATACAACGGGGCATCCGTTTTGCCGTTGTATGGGTCAATTGCCGGGCAGTGTCCAGATGTGGCGGTGTCGTGGGCGTTCGACAATCCGGCGACCCCCGTTAATGAACCAATCAACGTCAGCGTCTCTAGCTCGGAGTGTGGATCGTGTGCATCATTAACCGCTGTTCCATGCTGCCCGGACCCACTGCCACGGGTTCTCTACGCGACTCTCGACGGCGGCCCTTGTTCCTGTGAATCGCTGTCGATTCCGATTGTCGAAACAACGCTGGCGGGTGACGTAATATGGATGGGCAACAGCGCTCCTGATGCGTTCTGTTCAGCATGGGGAACGAAGTGTCAGGTGCTCATTCAGTTGTTTTGTTCCAACAATACCTGGCAGTTGAACCTGCGGTATTCGACGGATGGGGCACCGGGGTATACGAGCTACACGTACTACACAGGGTCTTGTACTCCAATGAGTCTAGTTTTCACGGGGATTTACGCTCACGGGAAAGGTGACTGTGAATGCAGCCCACCATTCTTCCCGAAGTGTAACGACCTGACTGTGAGCATCACGGAATGATGAACCCACTCTGCGAATGCCCGATGGCCGGATACTGCCAACGACACAAGGTCAGGAAAACCATCCGGGAGCATCAGTTATGCCGGGGGCAGGAGTGTTCACCGGCACAATCCGCGAAGTATTGGAACGCATGGGAAGCCGGAACGATGCCGGGGCAGTCCGCTCCGGTTGCGGATAGAAAAGACTTCAAGGAAGGTTTGTCGCTGCCGGTCGTGACGGGATTCAATGGCGAGTCGATTACCTCGCTGCCGACTGGTGGAGTCGGTACAGAACTCAAGCTACTGCTGTCGTGGTTCGGTCAGTACGTCGCAGAAGGCTGCAACTGCCAGAAGCACGCGGACACGATGGACGCGAACGGGATTGCATGGTGCGAAACCAACGTCGATACGATTATCGGGTGGCTGAGTGAGGAAGCGGCGAAGCGAAGCGTTCTCGGCTGGTCACTCGATAAGGTGCCTGGATTCGAGTGGACTGCCCGACAGTTAGTCGCAAGGGCAATCGACAACGCTAAGGCTGTCGTGGCGGTACGGACGAAACTTCTCATTTACATTCCGCCAACCGCACACGATCCGTTGACGGCGATTCCAGCGGAAACCAACGGGCGAAGGAATCTGGCGTTTCACCTGTGGCCACGCAAACCACTATGGAAAGCGGCGGCGGATCAATTGATTCGTCGGATGGATATATTCAACGGCGTCCGGTCAATCTCCGTCGTGGTCGATCATGACTCAGATTCTCTGCAAGACGTGAAAGACTACTTCGCGGGGCACCGCATCGACCACTGGCTGACGATGGCCAACGATCCAAAGCGGCGGGAATGCGTGTCGTTCGTTCCCCTGCTGGAGACGATGCCACGGGATACTTCGATCACGTTTTGGGGGCACGGGAAATCTGTTCGGCATCACGAAGGATCGGTGTGCGTGGATTGGGCGGAAACACAGTACCGATTGCTCTTGGATCACATGCCAACGACTGACTCGCTCACGTCGCAATTCCCAATCGTCGGGGCGTTTAAGCGGCTCCAATTCAACTTTGGCCCAAACTGTAAATACGGCTGGCACTATTCCGGGGGCGTTTACTGGTTCAGGAACGCGGACGTATTCGCTAAACCCGACTGGCAGCGGTTGCCGGTGTCGTTCTTCGCAGGTACCGAATCGTGGCCGGGGGATATGTTCCCCTGGGCAAATGCGGCTTGTGTTGGACCCTCAGCGGTTGGGGATCTTTACAAGAACGACGAATGGGATCGCATTGCTCCTGAGCTGGCGTGTGAATTTGAACGGAGAAAAGCATGAAACTGGAAATCGGTGGTGGTGTGCGGAGTCGGGGCGAGGGATGGGTGAATCTCGACATTCTGGACATGGCTGACGTTGTTCATGATTTGAATGTCCTGCCGTGGCCGTTTGCGGATGAGTCTGCAGATGAGGTCTACTCGTCGCACTGCATTGAACACGTCAAAAGCCAGATCGACTTTGTTCGGGAGTGTGCCCGTATTGGGAAGGTCGGGGCTAAGGTTGAGATTCGATGCCCAGACTCGCACGGCGAAATGGCGATGTGTCATGGGCACCTGGGCGTGGTGTCGATCGACTCGGTACGCCATTTCGCGATCTTCCCGGAAATGCACTGGGCTGGGTGTGCTCGCAAATTGACGCTGACGCAGATTGAGCCTGGATGTGACGATTACTGGTTCCCGCTGGCACGGCAGAACCGCTTATTCAAGGAATGGTCGGATCTGGACATCATGACTTGGCTTCCGCGAACACGACACGAAAACCGATTCCATTTTGTGGTTGAGGCGAACGCATGAACGGCATTCACACGCTCGACAATGTGATTCCCACCGAACTGCTCCGGGCGGTCGCGGCAACGTGGCCACGCGACGACTGGCCGCATTGGCACAGATACCGCGACCAGACTGCCGACAAGTTTGCCACCAAGGACGCTGATCGTTTACCGCCGGCCGCGAAGTTGGTCATCGCGGAACTGGCGAAACTGCCGGTTGCGTCGATGCTCGGTGTTGGCGAGTGCTTCCCGGATCTCGATTTGCATGGAGCCGGGTTACACATGAGCAAGCCGGGCGGCTTCCTTGGGTGCCATCTGGACGGGGCAACGCATCCGCTCACGGAGTGGTCGAGAGTCGCCAACGCCGTCCTGTTCGTCGACGATTGGCAGCCTGATTGGGGTGGTTCGCTTCAGATGGCCACAGATGGCCACGTATCCAGCGAATGCGTGCCGAAGCGTGGCAGAATCGCAATGTTTGCCACATCCGATACGGCGTGGCATCAGGTGTCGAAGGTGACGGGGCCGATTCCACGCAGGACAATCAGCCTGTTCTGGTGGTCGGAAACGCGGGTGGCATCGACCAGGGACCGGGCGGAGTTTATCGAGCCGTCCTGACATATCCGCGACCGTCAATGCTCTGGCGTCACGGGGCTGGTGCAGTTAGTTTCGCCGTCGCCAATCAAACAGAAAGCCCCGGTTGTGTCCGGGGCTGTTGTTCGCGTTATACCTTTGCGAGTCGGTTGTCTGTGGCTTGTGTCTCGTTCTCGTCACTTTGGCGGGCTTTGTTGCCGTTCCCCGCTACTTGATGTTCTTACCGTGCCTAGCCTCCACAGGACGGGGGGAATGGTATCGACGGGAATCGGTCGCGTCAAGAAAATAAGTTCGCGGCGGTCCAACTTGTGGCGAACATGCCTGTTGACCACAAAATAAAGAACCCGTTGCAAGCGGCGAACAGCGGCGGTAAAACGTGAGCCGTCGCCAAGGAATCGCGACAATCTCAAGGTGACTCGCCGGGATGCTCTGGAATCCATCCTGCCGCAGATCGGGTCACAATCGCCGAATGAATCGCGATGTCACAGCACGCCCAAAAATTTCTACCCGTTGCGGCACATAGATTAACGGAACGAAACAAAAATAAACGCAAAATAATGTGAATTATTCCGTTGACGCAATCCGCAGCCGGAAGTAACCTTTGCCGCGTCACGTCAATCGACTGACAGCAAACGAAACCAGACCGGCCAGCAATGGTCGTGTTCCCGTCGAATCCAAGGCTGATTGTTTCAGCCTGAATGTGCGAGCGATGGCATTGAAGTGTGGCATCGCGAGCGTCCCAAGTGCGGGTTCGACGGGACGAACATAAAGCGGCTATTTTTGGAATTGAGAGGAATCCCATGTGTTTAATCAAAAACTGCAATCGCGAGGCGGCACGTCGCGGATTGTGCAATGCGTGCTATCAGACGCTGTACAAGTCGGTACGATCCGGGGCCACGACATGGGCAAAGCTGGAAAAACGTGGGCTTGCATTGGCGACTCGTGTTAGCCCTGCGTCGGTGGCACTCAATCGCGAATCCAAGTAACAGCACGACCGCCCCATCGGGCACGGATGCCCGTTTTGCTTTAACAATTTTGCGGACACATCATGCCCAACACAACAAAAACAATCGGCTCGCAAACGTGGCGGTACGACGAGAACAACAACCGCATAACGATCCATGATTGGCGTGACGAACCCGCGTGCGATGCGATCTTAGCGACCCTTGAGGGCTGCTCGGACTGCTCGGACTGCTCGGGCTGCTCGGACTTAGAAAACGCCACGCCAGTTGCCGAGATCAATAACCTGATGCAAATCCCAGTCATCAACAACATCCACAAGGAGTTGCTCGACGCAGTCACGTCCGAAGGATGTCACCTGAACATGGGCAGTTGGCACACATGCGAAACGACGCACTGCCGCGCTGGTTGGATTGTGACGCTGGCCGGTGAACCAGGGCGAGCATTGGAGGCGAAAACGTCAACGCTGTTTGCGGCACAGCAGATTTACAAGAAAAGCGGCTACCCGATTTCGCCGTGCCGATTCTTCGATTCAGATGAAGCGGCGATGGTGGATATGCAACGACTCGCGGCGGCGGAATAGACCGTGTTGTCTCAACGCTGGAGGGAATTGTTATGACGCAACTCGAACTCTTCGCGGCACCATGCAAGACCCGCAAACCACCAATCGCCCGGAGCACGGACCCGCAAACGTCCCACGATGCGGCGGCAACGGTCCAACTGAACGACAAGCAGTGGTCATGTATGCAGGTTCTCACCGGTGAAATGACCGCGAACGAAATCGGCCAAGCAGCGGCAACCAGGTTCAATGGCATGGCCGAAACGTATCGGAAGCGGGTCCACGAATTGCAACGGAAACAACTGATCGTCGCGTGTGGTGAACGGGTCTGCAACGTGACGGGATCGAACGCGACCATCTTCAAGCGACGAACATAACCCCGCACGGAACGCGGACGCATGATGCGTGGCCACGGATGGCCGGTTTTATAAGCCACTGAATAATTCTTACGCCGAAGGTACGCCCGATGAATCCACAGCCCCCGACGAGTTCAGACGCTTCATCATTGGCCCGCGTCGAGGCGCGAGAACCGTCGGGGGCTGGTTGGTACGTCGGGCAGAATGTTCGGTGTGTGAAGCCGTGCGTCTGCTCGTGCGTTGTTCGAGGTCGGGAATACGTCGTTGAGCGTGTCGATGACGGCGAGTTCGGCACGTTCCTGTTTGTGCCCGGGATGCCGTACGGATTCGACCACCGACGATTCGAGCCAGTGGAGGCACTCAATGTTCCGAAGTGAACTTACCGTCCCCGTGCTGCTGATCGTGAGCGGGCTGATTTATTGCGGGCTGGCGTGGCTGTTTAACAAAGGGGGCGTGCGATGACCGAGACACACAGCTTTCTGGCAGATCCAGCGAGAGTTTGCCTGACCTTGAATAAGGGTCCGCACGGGTTCCTGCTCCTATCTCTTGTGGCAAATGCAGTTGGTGACATCAACACATTCATCAACAGGCGGCAAGAGTCACGGGCATGGGATGCGGCGACATTCAACAAGCGGCTCCATGACGCACGCCATGCCGACAACTGGCTGATGGGTCGTGTCAATGCTCGGCTGACAATGGATGACGTGGCACAGTTTCACGACATGGATGTGGAGTCGTTGCGGGCGAGTATTTATCGCCAATGGAGCGATTCCGTTATTAAGCGGTTTCGGGAAATGCCATTCAGGAAACGCGGGCACGATTACTAACCAAGGAAGGTGACGAACATGAACGGCAATTTGGCAATCACACGCAAGGCAGGCGAATCATTCGTGATCGAAGTCGGCCAAGAAACAATCGAGGTCGAAGTGGTTCGCATCGGTCCGAATTCGGCACGGCTGCGAGTCAGCGCACCGAAGCACATGAACATCCGACGGGGTGAACTGCCACCGATTGAAATGGGTGTTCTCGGCAGTCACATCGGCGACCCGGAAGCGTTGTCAAAGGCGGCACTGGCAGTGAAGGACGAACAGCGGAACAAGGCGAACTAAGGATCGAATCATGGCAGGCAATGCAGGCCCGAAACGCTCGCCAATCAGTGACGCCATTCGCGACGAGCTAATGCGATACCCGGATACGTTCACGAACATTTGCGAGCGGGCACAAGTGGCACGCGGCGGAACTCTGCGTAAATGGCTGCGGGGTGAGGCGCAGTTGATGCCGACGACTTTGACAAAACTGGCGGCGGAATTGGGGTATGAGATTCGACTAGTGCCGAGGGGTCAATCGTGAACGTATTCACCGTTTACGGCGCAACCGAGGTTGTGATGGTTGGATTGACGCCAACGACGGGCAAAGTCTGGCTGAGTTGGAACACGAAAGAAAAAGTGCGGCACAAACTGGAAGCGGAAACGATTGCCGGGCGCGTCCTGGCCAATGTGCGGAGGTAGGTTGTGGTCAGCAACGAAACATATTGCCCGCACTGCAAGGCGGTTGTGACGTTATCGGACCTGCTGACGTTTCTACCGGGGGGTGAAGTGAACGTAGAACTGCGTGGCGCGGTGGGGTACGAGATCGATTTGCAAAGGGGCGACTAATGAATAACGATAACTGGCAATTGTTTCACGCAGACTGCATTCCGCACATGACAGAAGTCATGAAACCGGAATCAGTTGACATGGCGGTGTTTTCTCCACCATTTCCAAGCCTCTATGCGTATTCGTCGCATGAGGCCGATATTGGCAACACCGATACGGTTGGTCCAGAGGCAAAGTTACACCTCGGGTTCTTCTACAAGGCCCTGGCACGGGTGCTAAAGCCAGGCCGAGTGGCCATCGTTCACGTCTGCCAGATCCCGCGAATGAAGCGATCTGGTGGGATCGGCTTGTGTGACTTTCGGGGGATCAACATCCGCATCGGCGAACGAGCGGGACTGGTCTATGAATACGACTGGTTGGTCAGAAAGAACCCGCAGGCTCAAGCGATCAGAACGCGGTCGCGGGAGCTGCAGTTCTCAGGACTGGAGTCGGACCGGGCGAAGCAACGCGGAACGCTCGGCGACTACCTGATTAAGTTCCGCGCACCAGGCGAAAATGCCATCCCAATCCGCGACTGGGCTGATGTGATCGACGACGAAGGAGACAAAACCGGCCGGGAGAAAATCCACGAGTCACAGGTGTCCCGCAATCAATGGATCGACTGGGCCGAAGCCGCATGGACCGACATCCGCGAAACAAACACGCTCAATGTTCGTGGCACAAAAGGCGATGACGACACGAAGCATATCTGTCCGCTTCAACTTGACGTGATTGAGCGATGCGTTCGGCTGTATTCCAACCCTGGCGAGACGGTATTTAGTCCGTTTGCTGGCATCGGGTCGGAAGGCTACGCGGCGTTAAAGCTGGGCCGCAAGTTCTACGGAACCGAACTCAAACAGGAATACTTCGACACGGCACGAAAGAACATGGCGTCAGTTGTGGCGGATGCGACTCGTACGAAATCACTATTCGATATGGATCCAGTCAATGCGGTGTGAAACCTGCGGATCATTGAATGCGGAGCACGCATTGCCGATTGTCGGCGAGGTCTGCTTAACGTGCTTCACGCGGCTTCAGACACCATTCACGCTCGAAGGGCTAATTGAATCGGCATCGATCAACGACATGGCGATACAGATGGACAACGAATTCCTTCGGCGGGCGTGCAGCTTGCGGGACAAGGCGAGAAAGGTGATTCAAAGTGATCGTTAATTTCAAAACCGGCGACATGGCCAGCTATCGCCAATTCCTGCGGCTGAAAAAGCTGCCGACGTACTCATGGCAAGGGTCGGCAGCGGTGATTCCCGATGAATACGCTCACCTACTGAATGGGCACGAATCGGAGGTAATGGACGGTCGGATTGCAACGTCATCATTCTTGTTCGACTATCAATCGGACATCGCGAAGATGGCCATTCGTAAAAGAAAATTCTGCGTCTTCGCAGACTGCGGACTCGGAAAGACCGCGATTCTTTTGGAGTTTGCAAAGCACGCGGTGAAGAACTGCGGCGGGAAGCGAGTTCTGATCGTCAGCCCATTGATGGTGATTCCTCAGACCATCAGCGAGGCGAACAAGTTCTATCCGAAAATGAGGATCGAACAGGTCACAGCGGCGAATCTTCAGTATTGGCTGAAGTCGAAAGACTCGCTGGACTCGCAAATCGGAATCACGAACTACGAAGCCATCCGCGAGGGACTCGAAGCGGGTGAACTCGGGGCATTGATACTGGATGAAGCATCGATGCTCAAATCCCATTATGGATCATGGGGCACAAGGCTAATTGAACTCGGCAAGGGCATCGAATGGAAATTGGCACTCACTGGAACGCCAGCCCCCAACGACAGAATCGAGTATGCGAATCAAGCGGTGTTCTGCGATCACTTCCGAACGGTGAATGAGTTTCTGGCCCGGTACTTTGTGAACCGTGGCGAGACGCAGAATCGATGGGAGATAAAGCCGCACGCATTGAAGCCGTTTTATCGTGACCTGTCCCACTGGTGCATCTTCCTCACGAATCCTGCGACCTACGGATGGAAGGACAACTGCGGAACGATTCCACCTATCAACATTCATATTGACCATATCGAGTTGACTGGCGAGCAACGCAAGGCCACGCAAACTCTCACTGGTGGATTGTTCGTCAACGGCGTTGGCGGGATCGGATCACGCGGAAAGCTGTCGCAACTCGCAAAGGGTCGTATGGGGGGTGAAGATGTCGCCACCAACAAGCCAGCCTTCATCAAGGCGATGGTGGAATCGTGGCCAGATGAATCGACACTGATTTGGTGCAGGTACAACGACGAGCAAGAGACGATGGAAAAGACGTTTCCAGATGCGGCGTCAATCAGCGGTGACACTCCACACGAAAAGCGGATTCAGTTGATCGAAGAATTCAAACGTGGCGAGCGAAAGGTATTGATCAGTAAGCCGAAAATCCTGGGCTTTGGGCTGAATCTTCAAATCGCCACACGGCAGGTTTTCAGTGGGCTACAGGATTCCTACGAGGAGTTCTATCAGGCAGTGAAGCGATCCAACCGCATCGGATCAACGCGACCGTTGAGCGTGCATATCCCGATCACTGAGCTTGAGGAGCCGATGATTCAAACGGTTCTCGAAAAGGCTAAGCGGGTGCAATATGACATGGAGCAACAGGAGCGGTTGTTTTTGGAGATGCGGCAATGAACGTATTCACCGTTTACGGCGCAACCGAGATCGTGATGGTTGGATCGACGCCAACGACGGGCAAAGTCTGGTTGAGTTATTACACCAAGGAAGTCCTGCCACGGTGGAAGAAAACTAATGCGGAATCTGAGGCAGGCAGACTGTTACAGCATGTGCGGAGATGACCAATGGACTCAATCTGGCTGGCCCGCGATTTGGACGGCGAACTACACGCCTTCGAGTACGAGCCGTACTGGCGGCGCGAATTCGGGCATTGGGCGTCGATGGGTGAGAGTGAAGACCCTTCGCGGAAACTGCCGGGGTCGTGGTTCCCGGAGATTGAACCGGGGCGTTGCGTGAGATTTGAAAGGGCTAAACCGTGAACGGACTCGGACCAATCTACGGTGTTCCATTGATCGACGAGTTGCCACTCAGCGGCGGCATGTTCCAAGCAATGCCAAGCCGTGACGACCTGATTCAAGTCAAGAAAATCAGTCAGCGGACGGTCGCTGGTTATGAGGTCTTGATGCACAAGTGGACGACTCGCGACGACGGACTCAAGATCCACCTGCTGGCCACGTATCGCCGGTTGATGGTCGAGCGCGACAACTACCAGCTTGACGGACTCAGCGGGCGATTGATCCAGGGTGAAATGTTGGGGCTGGCTGGCGTTTGGTTGTTTGTGACCGGCAAAAACGATCTGGCGGAAAGGGCGAAAACGTGAAAGACGACGAACGGAAGGTTGTTGGAGCGATGGAGCAATGCGGCGGGCAATTCGTGAAGGCATTGGCTACCGCGATGATGTTCGCGGATGAGATCAACTTCGTGATTCTGCGGGATGCGTTTCCCGTGTACTGGCGACACTATGCAAAACTGGCGGGAGTGGAAGCGTGAAAAGAATCAAAGACATCACAACGAAAACGCACGCACTCGGAGTCGTGGTAAACAAACCGCGAGTAGCCTACGACGGCGTGCATTATCTGAATCCGTCCAGTATCGCTGATGGGCTGGTTGACCACAAGGAAATCGACCCAGCGGCTATTAAGTTTGCATTTGAGGATCCATCGCGGACATATCAACAGGCGGCACTCGACCGAATGGACCGAGGGACTCTGGCTCACATGATGCTGTTGCAGCCAGAGAGAGTCGGCAGTGAGGTTGCACAGTGGCTAGCGGGAAAGGTCCGACGCAAAGGAACCGAGAAAACGCCGTCCGATTGGGACGAATTCCGGGCGATGAATGCGGGCAAACTCATCATCTGCGAAGAGGATTATGAAGCCGTATCACTCGCCGTGGCTGCGTTCCAGTTTCAAAAACAAGTGCGGTTGCTGCTCGTGGATTTGGATGCCGAAGTAGCGATGTTTTCCCGTGAGCATTCATTCTACGTCAAGGGACTCGTTGATGCCGTCACGAATGAAATCGAAGGCGTGGACGGTCCAATGCGGCGAATCATCGACCTGAAAACAACCGAGGCGGGAATCAGTGAGCGACAGGTTGAATACACGATTCGCGACTTCCGTAACCGGGAAAAAATGGCGGCGTATCGTCGATGGTACGCACGCGAAAAAGACTATCCGAAGCACCAATTGAAGTGCATGAATTTGTTTCTGTCGATGACGCCACCCTATGCCATTCGCATCGTCGACATACCCAGCATAACGCTGGACTGGGGCGAGCGGCGAATCGTCGAGGCGCTTGGCGAGGTGCAGAAGTGTTTGGACGCGGATAAGTGGCCGATGCTTGTCTCCAGTGGTGAAGCGTTGGTGGAGTCGTGGGAAGAAGAAGAACCAGAAATCCTAATCGGGAACCTGAAATGAGTATCGACGTATCCAAGACGATTGCGGCCAAGTCGGACCAGTTGAACGCCGACGACATGATTGGCGGACCACTGACGGTCAGGATTCGTGATGTTCGCGCAGGCTCAACGGTCGAGCAGCCAATTACGATTGATGTCGATGGCTGGCCACAACCGTACAAACCATGCAAGACGATGCGGCGCGTGCTCGTGGCAGCGTGGGGCGGTGACAGTGCTGCCTACATTGGCCGGTCAATGACGCTGTACCGTGACCCCACAGTGCAATGGGGCGGCGAGGCGGTTGGCGGAATTCGCATTTCAGCAATGTCGGACATCCCGCATCGGCTGGAAATCCCGCTCGCCGTGACACGCAAGAGCAAACGGAAATTCGTCATCGAAGTCCTGACCGATGCAGTCGCGACGTGGGCGGAAACGATTGACGCAGCCGATAGCCTGGAAGCACTAACGGCGATTGGCCAGCAAATGCGAGCGGCGAAATTGGCGGCTGGTGACGCGGATCGGTTGCGTGTCGTCTATCAGGCGAAATCAGCAGCATTGAAGACGGGCGACTCCACCGACCTGAACCGCGTCAACGAGGTCTACCAGGGCATCGACCGGCGAATCACGGACGGCATCACCAGCGCGGAGGCTGACCAGATTTCCACCGACATCAACACGGCGGAAAATGACGACACGTTGACGCAGCAGGAAGCGGCGGAACTGTTGGCACGGCTGAATAAGGTGATGGTGTAGTGGTCCGCCAGCACGAACTGGCGGCGGCGAATTGAAAGGGAGCGTGATGACATTTCGCGAAGTTACCATCGGACCATGCAGGCTCATCAACGCGGATTGCATGGACGTGCTGCCGACGTTGGCGGGTGTTGACGCCGTGGTGACGGACCCGCCGTATGGGATTGGAATTAACAAGAGTCACCGCTTGTCAACCAGTCGCGGGCATGGCGGCGAATCATGGGACGATAAGCCATGCAGCCCAGTCGTACTCGAGTGGATTCAACAGCAGCCTCATGCGGTTGTCTGGGGCGGGAATTACTTCACGCTTCCTCCTGCGAAGTGCGTAATCGTGTGGGATAAAATGAATGATGACAGGGACTTCGCAGACTTCGAGATGGCATTATGCGACCCATTCATGGGCAGCGGCACAACCGGCGTTGCGTGCATCCAGACGGAGCGGCAATTCATCGGCATCGAAAAGGAACCTAAGTGTTTCGACATTGCCGTTGAGCGCATCCGTCGGGCATGGCAACTGAAGTGCAGCGAACTGCCGTTTGATAAGCCGAAACCGGAGCGGCAACTAGACCTGTTGATGGGAGCAGATCAATGACACAACTCTCATACGGCGATTGCGACGGCTGCGGCAACTTCGATTGGATGTCAGTGATTCCGCAAGTCGGGGAATACTGCCCAACGTGCATGGTCAAGTTATCACGGACCACGCTGTACGAGGGTGCAATCACCGGGGCGTCATTGGTCGAACGGGCAACGGCGTTTGATGTGGAAGTTCTGTCGCGCACGGTTCGGCTACGGGCACAGGCGCGGCAGATTATTGATAGTGAGTGATGTGGGTTCTACTTTTGAAAGGTTCTGTCATGGCGAAGGCGAAAGAAACGACCGAGATTCAGATTGTCCAAGTTGATCGCGGACACGTCGAGTATTGCATTCTCGGCACAACCCCGCTGATCCTGAATCGGATGAGCGAAAAGGCGATGCACGAACTGTTGTTACCGAAGGGCAAGAAGACCGCTGCGGACAAGGCGTCCAGCCTGAAGCACGACCCCTACGCGGAATTCCTGGCGTCACCGTACACCGACCCTGATCCAAAGGCACCGACGCTGATTACCCATCTGGCGACGGCGTTCAAGCGTGGCATCAGTGCGGCGGCGATGGACGTTCCCGGATCGAGCAAGGCGCAGATCGGGCGTCTCACATGGGTCGAGGGCGAGCGAATCCACATCTACGGCATTCCTCAGATGCTGATGTCGGTCACTCGCTCGGCAGACATGAACAAGACGCCAGATATCAGAACCCGCGTCATCATTCCGCAGTGGGCGTGCCGTATCACGGTCAGTTTCGTCAAGCCTCTGCTGAACGAAACGAGCATCACGAATCTGCTCGTGTCGGCTGGGCTTACGCAAGGGACGGGCGATTGGCGAACCGGCAAAGGTTCTGGCACCTACGGCTCGTTTGAAGTCACTTCGCAGGACAATCCCGACTTCAAGTTGATCCTGAAGACCGGCACGCGCAAGGCTCAAGAGTCCGCGATGAAAGACCCTGAAGCCTACGACCGCGAAACCGAAGAACTATACGAATACTTCAAGTCGGAAGTCGGCAAACGCGGCAAGGGCGATTTGGTGGCGGGTGGTGTCGCGAAGCCGTCCAAGGGAAAGAAGTCCAAGGTTGGTGAAGCAGTCTGATTGGCTCGGCTGGTGCGGCATGGCGCGAACAGAATGGCGAGGCGCGGCGTGTCGGGGTATGGCTGGTGAGGAGCGGATTGGATAGGACAGGCAGCACTTGGCGCGGCTGGCAAGACTCGGATTGGAAAGGACAGCCTACAACTGGAACGGCAAGGCTGGCGGTGATTGGCACGGATGCTGGTTTGGCGAGGACAGGTTAGGAAAGGATCGGCGGGGCAACGCGCGGCATGGCTGGATTGGCAGGGACTGGCCGGGCGAGGAGATGCCGGGAATGGCGTGGACAGGCGGGATCGGCCAGGCGAGGACTGGATCGGCAAGGCAACGCGCGGCGCGGCTGGAACGGACATCAACTCAAAGGGTAATCATGGATTCAGAAACGCGAAAACTATTGCACGCACGGCTCGAAAAGATCCGCGCCAAGGCACAGGGGGTACTAACTCCCGACGATGTTGTGAAGGATGCACGGAGCGCATCAAGCCCGCTGCATTCTCATTTCACATGGGACGACAGCGAGGCGGCACATCAGTTTCGGCTGGAGCAGGCTCGCACGTTGATTCGCAATGTCAGGGTCGAAGTCTCAACGTCAACCGTCACGATGGCGGCACCGTTTTACATTCGCGACCCACGATGCGGCACTCAGCAGGGTTACGCATCCGTCGCGGAAATCAAGACTGATCGGCAAGTCTCGGCGGATGCGTTGAAGATGGAGATTGCACGAGTCATTGGCGTCTACGAACGAGCGGCCAGCATCGCCGAAGAATTGGGACTGTCGAGTCACCTGGAGCAAGCCATTAACGCGGCGAGGTCACTGCAACAGGTCGTTGAGAAGGTCGCGACCAAGAACCCGAAATCAACTAAGCGTCCGAAAACGGCAACAGCATGACCAACACCACCACGGAGACAACCCGACTAGCTCGGACTGACCGTGACCCCTGCTGTGAGTGAAGGATAGGTTAATGGTTTACGACAAGGACGGCATCCAACTGATTTGCGGCGACAACTGCGAGACGATGCTGGCGATGACACCGGCTTCGATTGACCTTGTTGTCACGTCGCCACCCTACGACGACCTGCGAACGTATGGCGGGCACTCGTGGGACTTCTACGGAGTGGCGTGGAACCTGAAACGGTTGCTCAAGCCGGGCGGGGTGATTGTGTGCAACGTCAATGACGCCACCAAGGACGGCAGCGAAACTGGTAGCAGTGCCGATCAGGCGAAGTTCTTTCGGCGAATCGGACTTCGACAGCATGACACGATGATCTACGCGAAAAAAGGATTCAGCTTCCCGGACTCGACGAGGTATCATCAAGTCTGGGAGTATATGTACATCTTCGCCAATGGCGAACCAACCTCGTTTAACCCTATTTGCGACAGGGCGAATGAAACGGGCGGCAAACCACTCGGAGGCGATTACAAGCGAGATGCCGATGGCCGATCTGTTATGCGACCCGGAAGTGGCGATCGCGGTGTGCGGCGCGAAATGGGCCAGAGATTCAATATTTGGACATATTCGGCGGGGTGCGGACAGAGTTCTTTGGATGCCGTCGCATTCAACCACCCGGCCATCTTCCCCGAGGATCTAGCCCGCGACCACATCCTAAGCTGGTCCAACGAAGGCGACATCGTGCTTGACCCGTTCAGCGGATCTGGCACCACGATGAAGATGGCACGCGAAACCGGACGGCGCGGCATCGGCATCGAGATAAACCGCGAATACTGCGACATAGCAATCAAGAGGCTGGAGCAGAGATTGCTGTTCGGAGTTGAGTCGTAAATTTGTTATGTCGGCATCGAATATAGACTTGTGCGAATTCCGTAAATAAGTGGGATAACTGGCGCGAAACTGGGGTTGATTGTGGAAGCGACCTTTGGACAATCGATTGCGTCGGAAGTGATGAGCCGACAAGATAAACACGCCTTCCAAGAAGCGGAACCGGAGTTCCGTGCGTCGTTTATCCGCACGGTTTCACCAGCGACTCATCATCGCCCCGCTTTTTGGAAGGCGTTTTCGTTTTACAGGGGAAGCGAAAACGTCAGAACGGAGTCGTTCTGATGGCTGGCGACTGGATAAAAATGCGAGCGGGATTGCTGACCCACCCCAAGGTTATTGGCATGGTAAACCACCTTGCCACCGATCCCGCGTTCTTCAACTTTATCTGTCAGGATGACATCACTGGCGGCGACCTTGGCGGGTTTAATCCTGACCCAAAATCCGTAACGGATATCGTAACGCGACAGGCGTTACGCGCCGTTACGGTGTGTGGATTACTGTCGTTATGGTCGGCTGCTCGCCAGCACTCAGATTCAGGGGTTCTGACCGGATTGACCGTGGATGACCTTGACGAAATGGCAGGTGTGCCAGGGTTCGGGCGAGCCATGCACAAGGTTGGTTGGGCTGTTGCGGACGAGCATCATAACTCCATAGTGCTACCGAACTTTACGGAATGGAATGATCAGTCACATAAGGGACCGACACAGACTAATGCGGAGCGGCAAAAGGCGTTTCGGGAACGACAAAAGAGCCGTAACGAAACCGTAACGAAAAGTAACGTAGAGGAGAGTAGAGGAGAGGAGAGTAGAGGAGAGAGTAAAGAAGAGTCCGCACGCAGGGATGAAAAGACATTCCTGACAGGACCGTCTGAAGACTTCGACAAGTGGTGGAACACGTATCCCTGTCGGTCGGCAAAATCGGATGCGTGGAAGGCGTGGCAGGCGGCTGTGGTCACAATCGCATCTGAGCGTGGCATTGACGACGCAGCGTCAATTGCTTGGCTACTTGGCCGAACCAGGGACTACCGCGATTCAGCGGCCGGGCGAGATCCAGTGAGCGGCGGCGACTTTCGGCCCGCTCCCGCCAAATGGCTGTCATCCGGGAAGTATGACGACGATCTGAAGGAATGGGCGAAACCGAACGGGGACGCACCGAAGGGTGCCAAGACCAAGCCAAAACTCCCACCGCTGCCACAAAAGGCCACTGCGGCGATTCAAGGAATGATGAATGACTGACTCGAAACTCCCGCCACAGAACCTGACAGCCGAACGTAGCGTTCTGGCGTGCCAGATTCTCGACGCGACCACGATTGACGCCGTGCGGGACATCATCGCCCCGACGGACTTCTACGCCGATATCCATACGATCATCCAGCGGGCAATCCTGAAGCTGCGGGACTCAGGCGTCGAGGCCGATACCGTCACGCTGTCGGAGCAATTAGAGGCCACAGGAGCACTACAGGACATCGGGGGCGTGCCGTACATCCTGGAGATTCTGGAATCGGTTCCACACACCGCCCACGCGAAGCATTACGCCGGGATCGTGGCCAAGTGTGCCAAGCGTCGAAAGCAGATCGTCATTGCCCAACGGTTGATGGAATCGGCCTATGACTCGACGGCGGATCATGACGAAATGAGCGAGGCGGCAATGAAGGCCGCGACCGAACTTGCAGACACGACACCGGTCGGCAATCTGCGGCTGATGACTGGTGCCGTCGAGGAACTGATTGCCGATTTTGAAAAGGGCGTCACTCCTGCTGTGCGGGTAATGATTCCGGCTGTCGACGCGGCAACGGGCGGCGCGTGTCCAGGTGAAATGATTATTGTCGGTGCCAGACCGTCCCACGGCAAAAGTCTATTCGCTCTCCAGACACTGGACTGTGCCGCGTACAACGGATGGCCCGGTCTGATTATCTCCGAGGAAATGGCGGCACTGAGCCTTGCGGGGCGAATGCTGTCATCTATCACGACCCTCCCATCGTCGGACTGGTTACGCGAAACCCATCGGCTACGGTTCGACGTGAAGGAACATTTCAACGGTCGGGCACCGATTGTCATTGCGGAAAAGTGTGCCACGGCGACAGGTGCCGAACGAGCCATCGCAACATCGGTGCGCCAGTATGGCGTCAAGATCGTGGCGGTGGACTATGCCCAACTGCTGAAGGGGACTGGCGACAACGAACAGGAACGCATCGGGGACGTGTCTCAACGCATGAAAGCGATGGCCACGCGGTACGACCTGATCGTACTGCTGCTGGCCCAACTCAATCGCGGCATCGAATCGCGGGACAACGGGGAACCAGGACTTGCCGACCTACGAGGGTCCGGCAGTTTGGAACAGGACGCGGATATCGTTTTGTTTCCGTTGTGGCCACACAAACTGAACTCCGACCACGACCCACGAGAGTATCGCATCTATCAGCGAAAGAACCGAAATCGGGGAATTGGCGAGGCGGTGATCGGAATGCGAATCAACCCCGAACGGCAGCGGCTGGAGGAGGTAGGAACGGAATGGTAACAGAAGAACAAAAGCAATCGCTGCGAGAGTTGGTGGCGTTCCATCGTCGAAGACTCGGCATAGATCGGCACTGGCGAATATCGGTTGACGTCGACGGCGAAAACGTCGTCAACATCGAAAGCAACAGTCTGTCCGGCGTTGAGAACGTGAGCGACTACCGGCAAGAAATCATCGAAGCGGCCGAGAACCTGATTGCGTTCATTGGCCGTGAAGATTCGGAACCGTTTGTGATTCCAGAACAAACCCCGTCAACGTGACGGCGGCATCAACGGGTGGACGTTTTGCGAGGGGGTGGGGTCGTGGAAATCCAATTGATTCGCGGCGATGACGGATTGCTGGCTAAGGCAACGGTGCGACAACTGTTTCTGGAGTGCGTGCGAGCCAACCCCGCACTTGGCCACGACCGTGAAGCATACCGCGCGTTCCGGTGTGGTCTGCGGTGTTTGGAGCGACTTCTGGTCGAGGTTGGCGTTGAGGCTTCATTGCATCTGAACGGCGTCACAGTGGGCGCGAAATCATGACCCTCCACGACTTCGCAAACGGCGTTGAACCGTGGCTGGCATTCGGTCGCGACGTTGACCTGAAACAGATCCGCAAATGGTACGACGAACAGTTGATTTTCACGCGGGAGTATCCGGTCGATTTTCAGGCCAGTCTGTTTCAGTTGACAGACAAGGGACGGCGGACATGCGGGTTACTGGTGATTGATCCAAGCCGATGGCCGTATCAGTGCGGCAAGTTGGATCGGGCGAACGGCAAGGCTCGAAACTGGCACGAGACGAACGCGACGAATCACACCAAGTCGGGATTGCAACCAGGGTCGGAATGTCATGTGTTGTGGCTCGCTGGATGGGATGCGGGAAAGTAAACCGGTCAAGGAATCGCAGGGGGAGTTGTTTTGATGTCAATCGAATTCGACAAAACATTGACGCGAATTGCGGAGGCTACGGCGGGAGCAATCGACGGACGCTCAACCGCCACGGATGACCAGAAGCATCTGGCAAGTCTGTACCAACAGTATCGAACACCAGCACGCAGCTTTGGTGACGCGGGAATAATGGCTCGCATTGAGTTCATGCGTGAGATTCTCGGTAAGTCATTGCCGGATCTGAAACCAATCGTCGCCAACGTGATCGAATCGCACCTTGACGACTGGGATTCTGAATCGCGGTGCGCTCCACAACGGGACCGGATGGCAGAAGCAATCTTGGAAGCGATCGAACAGGAGTGGAAGTGAGACACGAAAAGCCAGAAGCCGCATTCCAGCGAAACGTGATCGACGCTTGCCACGTTCACGGCTGGAAGGTTGCACATTTTCGGCCGGCACAGACCAGCAACGGCGGCTGGATCACGGCGGTATCTGGTGACGGTGTTGGCTGGCCGGACCTGTTCGCGGTGCATCAGGGCAAGCGGTGGGTGTTCGCCGCGGAATTGAAAGTCGGGACAAACACAGTTTCGGATGCTCAACGGGCATGGATGATCGCGCTGGAAATGTGCGGCGTCCCGGTGTTCGAGTGGCGTCCGACTGACTGGACGGAGATTGACCAAGTGTTGAAACAAGGGCCGCAGACGGTTCAGGCGGCGTAGTACGTAGCTTTCCCCGAATTTCCGCCACGAACGCGGCATGGGGCAAGGTGGTGGGCGCAGGGATAGGGTTCTGACAGATTCCGGGGATGCGAGGGGGTTATTTTGAGAGTATTGGTTGCCTGTGAGTTTACCGGGATCGTTGCCAAGGCATTCCGTGACCGTGGCCACGAAGCCTGGTCGTGCGATTTGCGGCCCGGCGAAAAGGGCGAATGGCACATCAACGGCGATGTCCGTTACTGGCTCGACCGTGGCAACTGGGATCTCATGATAGCCCACCCGGAATGTACACACCTGGCCGTGAGTGGGGCCCGTCATTTCGCCGAGAAGCGAGCGGACGGCAGGCAGGCAGCGGCAATCGACTTTTTCATGATGCTGGCCAACGCGGACATTCCACGGATTGCCATCGAAAACCCAGTGTGCATCATGTCGTCAGTGTGGAAGAAGCCGACACAAATCATTCAGCCGTGGCAGTTCGGCCATGGGGAAACGAAAGCGACCTGCCTGTGGTTGAAGAATCTTCCGCCACTCGTGCCGACAAACATTGTCGAAGGTCGCGAAAACAGAATCCACCGGATGCCACCATCCCCGGACCGCGCTGCCAATCGCAGCCGGACCTACCAGGGGATCGCGGATGCTTTTGCAGAGCAGTGGGGACAATGTGACAGCGAGGTGACATTGTTCGCAACAGCAACCGACCCCCAACAGAAAGGCACCGAACCACGATGACACAACACAAATTGCCAGACAACATGCCGCAGGAGATTCGCGACCAGATTGACGCGGGGATGGCTCGTGCTGCCAGAGAATGGGACCAGTACGAGCGTGAGCACGATCCGACGCCGGTCACAGAGGGATTTGCGCGGTCGGTGGCGTTACACTCCAGCAACTGCACGAACTACGTTAGTTACAACTGCAGCAGCACCCCGCTGACGTTCATTGAGTTTTGGCCGGGCGGTCGTGTGTCGATGGAAATCATAGACGACTGCGGTCGAGGGAACGGGAAACTCAGAACGGACAGCCCAACAATCGGACAATTCTGGACGGCGTGTCGGTTGTTTGGGGTGGAAGTGAGCGACCCGGATAACATCACTCCAGGACAGGCGGCTTACCAGGAATTTATCGCGGGGTTTGACGATCCGGTGGCTGCGTGGAGCGAGGTTGGGGACGACACGCGGCGGTATTGGGACGGTGTGGCTGCTGCGGCTGTTCGGGCTGTTGGAACAGCGTTTGCGCAACAGCGGCCCGCGACACCCACCGGCGTTGGCGTCGATCTCAACGCCAAGCTGCACTATCTCGGCGCGGTGACATGGACACACCAGCAACTGGATGAAATCGGCAAGCAGGCGTCCGACAGCATCGCGACCCTGACCGCCGAGAGGGATCGGTTGCGGGATGCGGCAACCAACGCACGGGCGGAGCTGCAAAATTATGACCGATACGAGTATGGCGGCGTCAACAGAGAGGTTGTGGACTGCATTGCCGAACTGGATGCAGCACTGGCAACGGAGTAGCCAATGTCCCGCCCATCAGACACAAAAGGATTCCGCTGCACCGTGCCTAATTGCGGCGGGTTCATGCGATTGTGGCGGCATTCATCCAACACACACGGCACGTTTGCCAGTTGGACGCGGCGGGAGCGTGTCTGCACGGTGTGCGGGGCATCGACCGCGACTATCGAGACGCCAATTGGTCCGACGCAACTCGGATTTCGGCAAGGTCTGAACAACGTCGCAGCAAATGCGGAAACGGCGTCGAACTGCGATTGAAGCGGTGGGGGCGATTAGTACCATCGACGCAGCATGTCCGGCTTGCGTCCAAATGTCCAAGCATGTTGCCCATACCAAAGGCTGGGGGAACGACGCTTCTGGGTGAACACGTCAGCCGCCAATAGAGTTCTTGGAGTTGCGTCACTGGTTTGCCAGTGCATTCAAACCAAGCGTGTAATCACTGAACAAGTCGTGACAGCCGGAGAGACGGCAATTCTTGGAGTGACCCGATGGAACTGTTACCGATCCTACTTCCGTTGCTCGTGCCAATCTTCTCGCAGTTGCTGGCGAGCTGTCAGGGGCAGAACGTCGCGTCAGACCCCAAAGCGGCGATCATGGCACATCGCGGCGCGGACGGCAGCTATGACCCGGCATTTGTCCGACAGTCACGGCCGCACACAAAACGAGCCATTCACCGGTCCAATCGCGGCAAGCATCGCACGGATACCACGTTTGTTCCGATGTCGAGTGCGGACGATCAGACCGTGGCATTCTTCGATCACGTTTTGGAGCAGACCCCTGCAGCGGTGAAGATGGCATATGCGTCCGGGCTGGAAGTGGATCTGGGTGACGATTCGGACAACTGAAAGGCTGACCCGTGGCTGACGAAGTGACTCCCGTACTGACACAAGCCGACATCGACAAGGCAGTTGCCGACGCCATCGCCAAACAAAAGGCGGCGGATGATGCGGATGCTAACGTGTCGGTCGGTCACTACAAGGTTGACAAAAAGTGGCTGAAGTGGGCTGTGTCGGCTATCCTGTTGCTGGCGTATGCCAACGGGTTTCTCGACAAGGAAACCGTGACGACGCTAATCACGACGTTCCCAATGTCGAAGGCACCGGAGAAGCCAGCGGAACCGCCAACGCTCGCGGCACCAACAGCAGTCAGCCCCGATGACGTGGCGAAGTGGATTGACATATTCAAGCCGCTCATCCAGCAGATCATCGACGGCATTCCAAAGCCGCCGATTCCGGTCGATCCGAAACCACAGCCAAAACCAGATCCGAAGCCCGACCCAGTTGTCATTGTTCCGCAGCCAATCGGCGACGGCATTAAAGCTATCGACGCATCTGGTAAGCCATTGACGGGCGACGTTGAACCAGGGCATCAATTCCGTGTTGTGGCGGGTACAGCCGGGCGATGGGACTATCAGCCGAAGAACTCGCCAGATATCGATGTGACATCCCTACCCGATCAGTTGGTTGTCACGCTACGAAATGGCGCGAGCATCACTGCGTTTCACTCGACGGCGGAATCAGTATCGTCCCTGATCGTCAAGTGCCTCAAGGGAGCACAACCGCCACCGGTTGTCGTGGTGCCAGATCCTGTTGATCCGCCAGTTGACGGCAAGCCACGAGCCTTGATCGTCTACGAATCATCGGACGGAACGTACACGAAGGACCAACTTCAGGCATTGAACTCAACGACCGTCGCGGCTGCATTGGGTTCGCAAACCGCAGGCTGGCGTAAATGGGACAAGGATCTGACAGCGGGCAGCGAGTCCGCACCGTGGCCGGATATTTGGGCAGCGGTCAAGCCAAAAGCCATCGAAGCGGGATTGCCAGCGGTCGCGGTGATTCGCGGGAATTCGATCAAGGTCCATTCGATCAGCAGCGAGGCGGATATCCTGTCAGCGCTGAGGGGCAAGTAATGTTCGCATCCCAACTCAGCCCCGACGAGCCAATCATCCACGACTATTCACGGGAAGAGTTGCACGAACCGCCTCCCGATTGTGGTCGCGGTCTGAATCTGTCCCTGCGTGGTGCAGGGGATTACGAATACGGCGATGTGGCTGACCCGTTTCCGGCGTCACTGCTGATTCCGCAGTCGGAGTGGCAGGCACGCATCCAGGAAATGCAAGCGAGCAAAAGCCGGTTATCTGACCTGATTCGGCTGGCGAAGTTGCCACCCAAGGACCAGGCATCAACGAACTATTGCTGGATTAACGCACCAACCCACGCTTGCGAGATTGTGCGACTTCAGCAAGGGCAACCGATGGTCATTCTGTCGCCAGCATCTGCAGGGGCACAGATCACGAACTACCGAAACGTGGGCGGCTGGGGAAAAGACGGGCTGGAATGGATTGTCGATCACGGACTGGTGCCGGTCGACCATTGGCCAGCGAATGCCATCAATCCGAAATATGCCACGCCGGAGAATCTGCAACTCGCCAAGCAATACCGCGTGGTCGAGTGGACCGAGTTGAAGCCGAGAAACCTGCAGCAGTTGATGTCGATGCTGTTGCGGCGGATTCCTGTTGCTGTCGGATTCAACTGGTGGTCGCATGAAGTGGTCGCAATTGACCCCGTATGGATTGACGGCGGTCCAGCAATCCGCATTCGCAATTCGTGGAAAGATTGGGGCGATTACGGATTCGGGATTTTGCAAGGGTCCAAGGCATTGCCGGACGATGCGGTTGCTCCACGGTCAGCCTTTGCGGCGTGAGGTAGTCATGAGGATCTACGACAACGACGATGAGCCTGTGATTCCGCGACCGTGGCCAGTTTGGGCGATGGTTGTGTGGGTGTTGGCTGCGCTCGCGTTCCTGCTGATTCCGATGATGGTCCACGCCGGGTATGAAGTTGAGATAGTTCAGAAGTTCACGGTTGAAGTCGTCAGCAAGCCGAAACCAGCAAGACCAGCGAAGCCAGTCATATTCAGTAATCAGCCGTGGGTCGAAACAGCAACCGGCACAACCAGCGACAAACACTTGATCGAGGCACACGGATTCACTGCGGCACAACTTCGTGGGTTGACCCAGGATCAAAAGAACCGGCTGCACGGCGCGGCGCATGAGGGATTACGGGCAACGGTGTCGCCATGTCCGTCGGGCGTGTGTCCTTTGCCAACACGGAGGCGAAGATGAAACGAATCGCCCCCGAACATATCGTCGCGGTGACCTTGGTGCTGATTCTGTCGGTGTTCGCGATTTGGTCGGACATGAGCCAGCCAGCACACGACGATCATCCGTCATTCGAGTCCGAGTTAGACGCGGCGATGGTGCCGACTCCAGGTGTGTACGGTTCGCCCGTGCAGGATCTGCGGGCGGAATATGCGGCGGCATACCATCGGGCAAGGGTACAGAAACTCAGTGAAATCGACCATTGCGAAGCCTGTGGAACGAAGGCGGCACTGGAAACGCACCACGTCATCAGCGTTGATCGTGTGTTCCATGAGGGATTGTCACCGAAGTTAATCGGCGACCCTAAGAACCTGATCGTACTGTGCCGAACGAACGGGACCGGCTGCCACAAGCGGTACGGTCATCCAGACGGGTGGGACACGTCGAATCCAAACGTGCGGCGTGATGCGGCACGGGCGTCTAAAACATTGGTGGCACCATGAGTTGGCGTGACGAGCACTTGAAGCGAATGGCATACAACCGGTGGCTGAAACGCACGGCAGCACGGACAGCACATCGCAAGTGGCGTGAATGGAAAGATCGGCAGGTGAAACGATGAACTGGTCTGACCCCAAATCACCAATCTGGCCAGCGATTCGATTCGTGGTAATCGCCATCGTGCTCGGCGTGATGTTGGCGTTCAATTATAACAAATGGGACGCCCGTGACTGGACGACAATCATTACGGTGCTCGGAACGCTCGGCGGATTTGACGGGCTGAAGCAAGTCGCGACCAAGGGGGCGGAATAGTGATCGCACAGCTTGACCTGATACCAGCCAACCCCACGCTGTTGTGGATTCTCGCGGCGGCAATCGTCATTGGTGGCGTTGCGATGGGCCGGTCATTGTCGCGTGGATTCAAGGTGGTGGAGACAAATCAGGCTGACACGCGGTCAGCCGTTCAAACCCTCATGGGGCACTTTGAGAAAACGACGAATCAACTGTGTGAAACGAATAACAAGCAACAGCAAACATTCGAGCGCACATTAGACCGAGTTTGTGATACGCACCACGAAACGGCGAAGGTAATTGCCAATTCGCTTGATAACCTTCGGACGGAAATTGTCAAACACTCAGAGAGGGTTGAAATTAAACTGGGTGACATTCACGCGGAACTGAAATGAGCCTTACCAGTGACGAGCCAGAGCAGTCGAGCGAAACGAAAGCCTGGATCTACGCCGGGAACGCCATCAATTCCCACACCAACGAAACAAGGTCGATGCAATGGTTTACGCTGACGGTGATGTCATCCATGCTGGCGGCGGTTTTGGCTACGAATATCCTGCTGCTGGTGTATACGATTCGGAGTGATTCACGGGCTGAAGAACGACATGCGGAATCGATGAAGACGGTGCAGATGATTCAACAGGTCAGGGTCGAGCAGCGGAATGGCAGCCACGAAGGCTTGGTCGAGCGAGTTTTGAGGGGTGAATTTAATGGCAACGTGCGAAGAGTTGACGGTGCAAATCAGCCTCCTGCAGGCGTCGATAACAGCAAGTGATGCGATCATTGCGGCCGCACAACTGCAGAAAAACGCGGACCAGACGAACCTGTGGATTGCGTACATGAATTATTACCTGCAGGGATGCGGGACACCACCAATGAGTCCGCCACCGATGGCAATGGCAGCAACGACGGCAACAGTGATGCCAAGTATCGCCGAAGTCTTGCACCCACCGGCAAACGTGTTGGCGGAATTTGCGAAGTGCCCGAAGTTGATGTTGCTGCTGAAACTGGCTCGGGCTTATTTTGCGAAGTGAACGTCAAGCCTGACGATGGGAGCAATGGGTGATGGCCAACTTCACGCAGTTCTGGGAAACGATCAAGTCGAAGAATCCCGCCATGAATGCGGACGACCAGCGAATGACCATCAGTGTTGCGTCGTTCAAAAAGGCGATGGAGCAAGCATACGACAAGGGCGATGCCGACCGAAAAGCAGCTAATGATGCCGTGAATCGACTGAAGGAGTCATGCGGATTCATGGGCGGTCGATCTGATCTTGATTGGTTGATGGGGAAAAAGTGAACCATCCAACAGCGAACGGTCGCGATAGATGGGGGGGGGTGATCCTTGGTGAGACGTTGTAGGTGAATCTGGGTGGGGCACCGATTGATCCTGGGACCGTCATAGCGATCGGTGCCTCACTCGGTTTTACAAACGGACTGACGGCAAATCATGGTGACGAATTACGACCTGACCCAGTGGCGATGGTGGCTGATGCTCGTGATGAGCACGCTAGGCGAAAGGGTTAAATAATGGCTTTTGCAAATCCAGTCGCCTACGTCAACTACGGCAATGGCACAAACACGGGGTACTATGCTATCACTGTATGGTCCACTGGGGCCACCATTGCCGCAGGTGCGTATCGTCGCCAGACTGCTCCTGCTGTTAACTCTGAGAGAATCTTTGTTTGCATAGTGGCTGGGACTACTCACGCAACAACCGAACCGACTTGGACAACAACGGTTGGAGCGAAGACCACTGACAACACTGTTACATGGCAGGAGTGTACCGGACAACCTGGATCTAATGGTGACGCCACCAACACCCCAAACTCGACAGCCTACCGCAGCAGAGTGATTGCACTGGGCGAGACTATACAAGATGGAACCAACGTCTTCATCTGCTCAACTGCGGGAACAACGGGAGCAGGTGCTCCGAGTTTCAATACCACAGCAGGGAATACAACAGTAGACAATACTGCGACGTGGACCTGCATTGGTACGCTTGCCAGTAAGGTGGCGAATGGATTTGGTTGTCCTCTTGCTAGACTTCAAACCGCAGTCGCGACTAGCTGGTCGCCCGCAGCCGGTATCAATACAATCTTTGTCTCGTCTAATCACTCCGAGACTCAGTCAACAGCTATGGCAGTGTCCCCCGCCGCAGTATCTTCAACTGAGTTATTGATAATCTCGGTTACAGACACGGCAACCCCGCCAACTTCCTACGCAAGCGGTGCCTCAATTGCGACAACAGGCGTAAGCAATATCACTCTTGCCGGTGGAGCCATTGCTTACGAGGGTCTTACGTTCAAAGCAGGAAGCGGCTCAAGCACGGGGACTATTTCCATCACTGGGGGCACTAACGCGGGTTCCTTTAGGTTCAAATCCTGCACGATCCAAACAACCAACACGTCAGTCTCGTCAACAATTACGCTAGGAGCATCGTCAGCAGCCCCCCCGTTAGAGTTTACTAACTGTACTTTTAATTTCGGAGCAACACAACATTCAATCAGAGTCAATAGTGGGCGGATGTTGTTAAACAACCTGACGCTGGCTGGATCTACTCCAGGAACCCTATTTGGGTCTACGACTGGCGGTGCCCCAAGCGTTGAGTTTGCAAATTCAGACTTGAGTGCCATAACCGGGTCATTGGTGACACTCTCAAATTCTACGGATCAATGGTTCCTGTTTCGCAACTGTCGATTGGGTGTTGGTGTTTCTATGACTACTGGAACTCGCACAGGTCCGGGCATAGCAGTCGTAGAGTTTGTGAACTGCGACACATCCGCCAACAACACCAACTACCGATATGCAAAGGCAACATACACAGTCAGTAGCCAAACGACACAGACTGAGACAACTCTAATCAAGTCAGGAGGAAGCTCAGACGGGACAACTCCATACAGTCGCAAGATCGTCACAAATGCCGATTGCTCAACACGATTCCCTTATGAAATGGCTCCAATTTACGTGTGGGTCAACACGACGGGAGCAGCCATCACTCCCGCAATTGCTATCTTGAACGACGGAGCGACTCTAACGAATGCAGACATCTGGTGCGAAGCCGAATACTTGGGGTCATCAAGTTCCCCGCTGGGTAGTATTGCCACTGATGGTCTGGCAAACTCGCTGTCGACCGCAGCGAATCAACCAACGGACTCAACGTCGACATGGACCACAACGGGGATGGCAAGTCCAGTAAAGCAAACCATCGGCCCTGCATTTACAAATCAGAAAGCTGGACTTGTCAAACTCACGGTGAAAATCGGAAAGCCGTCGCTGACGGTGTATGTGGATCAGCTGCCAACTGGTCTTGGGTTCACATCGGCGCGACAATACCAAGCCCCCGGATTCACAATGAATGAGGGCGCGTCAGGCGGTGGACCAGTCGCGGCACGAACAATAATCACAAACATTGGAGCATACTGACAAATGGCGCTTTACCTGATCGCAAACGGACCGATGCAAACGACAGCGGCTTTCGCCACCGTCACAACCGGCACGTCCATCAAAACGATGCTCCAATTCAAGCCATCGGCAACGGCAATTGCTCGCATCGTGGAGTGGGGATGCTCATTTGATGGATCGGCGGCGGCAACACCCGGCAAGATTGAATTAATCGAAACGGACGTGGCGGCAACGGTAACGGCCATCGTCGCGGCGGATATCACGAAGCTCGATTCCGACGCTTTGAGTGGTGGCGACCCAACGACAAACCTGATTCAGTGCGGAACGACATCGACGGGCTACACATCAACGTCGGAAGGATCGACGACATCCGTTCGCAGCCTGGACCTGCAGTTGATTGCAGGGACAAACCAATACGTCAAGCAGTTTCCACTTGGTCGAGAACCAGTGATTCAGGTCAGTAAATTCGCGCGGATTCGCGTGACATTTGGGACGGCGGTCAATGCGTACTGTTACATGATTGTCCAAATCTGATGGCGATTTTTGGCAGACGGCACTCAGTCACGACTCGATACGGCAGCCCACAGGGGATTCGATTTCCTGCGAGTGGCGGCGGTGCGTATACGTTGACTGCGGCTGCTGGGTCGTTCACAGAAACAGGCGTTGCTGCGGGGCTGATTGCGGCGAGGCAACTGACAGCGTCCGTGGGTGCATTCACCGAAACGGGAGTGGCTGCGAATCTGCTGGTTGGCCACAAACTGACAGCCAGTGCTGGCACATTCGAGGAAATAGCCAACGCAGCGACATTGACGGCAACGCGGATACTGACAGCGGCTGTCGGTAGCTTCACGGAATCGGGCGGCACGGCAAATCTGAACGCGGCACGCAGTGTGTCGGCATCCACGGGAACAGTCACCGAAACTGGAAACGATGCAACGCTTGCGCGAAGTCGGGTTCTAACGGGGATTGCTGGATCTGTCGCAGTGACGGGAAATGACGCCATCCTGACGGCACAGCGAGGAATGTCTGTATCGGCGGGAGCGATTACAGTCACCGGCAACGCAATCAGCCTGACGGCCGGGCGAATTATTGCGGCGATTTGCGGGCAATACACGATCACGGGAAACGCGGTTGTATTTAATCCGGCTCACGATGGAAAGTGTGTCGCGTGCGTTGGCAGCGTCCAGGGGGCACAGTCGGCAACAACATTGACCCAAGGGGCGCAGGCTGCGATTGCGACGGTACAGGGTTGTCAGCGGTCACTGGCATTCAGTCAAGGGTCGGTAGTGTCAATTTCATTCGGTCAAGGTGCCCAATCGGGATCATCGTTCTAAGGAGTAAATCATGGCATCGTTCAATAAGTTTAATCAATTTGTCCAGGATGTGGCGTCAGGCGTCCACCAGCTACAGACGGGCACAAGCCACGTTCTGAAGGTGATGCTGACGAATACGCTGCCAGTCGCGGCGAATTCTATCCTGTCGGATATTACCGAGATCAGCACCGGCAACGGGTATTCGGCGGGTGGCACGACAGTGGGCACGATCACGGGATCGCAGTCGTCGGGAACCTTCAAACTCGTTGGCGGAACCGATCCAGTGTTTACAGCAAGCGGGGCAGTCGGGCCATTTCGCTATGCGGTGTTGTACAACTCGACGCCATCCAGCCCGCTCAAGCCGTTGATCGGCTGGTGGGACTATGGTAGCTCGATCAGCCTTGCGAATAGCGAGACATTCACCGTTGATCTCGATCAGACAAGCGGAATCCTGACGCTGGCATAAGGGAGTGGACATGACAAGCAAGGTGTTTCGGGCAACGGCAATTCGTGGTGCGCCGCTGGATCTGTTTGCGCGGCTGACAGCAGCGACCACAAACAGCATGACGGCTAGTCCTGTTGCTGCAGAAGGGTATCTGCTCAAGCAGGCGGACTGCTCGTCTATCAGCGTGATTGCGTACGTCAATGCGGCACAGATCGGAACGACGCAAACACCATCGGTTGCCAGCACAATCTACGACACAATGCAAACTACGTATATCTGGGGCGCGGTTGGCGGTTCAGGGGGCGGCAATGCACGGTATCAGGTGCCAGCGAGTCTACTGGATACGGATGCGCCGACAGTGAGGATTGATATCAGCGTGACGTTGACGGACGGAACTATCGCGCCGTGGTTGGTGGATGTGACGTTGCAACAGAATAAGTCGTGAATTCGCTGGGGAGGGTGAGCACGTGAAGATAACGGAATTGCAGACGTGCTATCCCATGTGGACGCAAAGCGAGAAGGAAACAGTGATCGAACTCACAAGGGAGTTTGCCATTGAGGGGGACGGGACAGTGGATGATGCCATCGCAATGCTGCCGGATGGGGCAAAGATGGGGCAATCACTTCCGCTGAAACAGACGGGCGGGTCGTTCATCGTGCAGGAGATCAAAGTATGTGGACGCAAGGTGACAGTGAAGTACACACCAATCAGCGTTTACCATCATGGCTCATAGGCTCGACAACCCCACAGCGCCCATAGGCTCGACGAGCATACAGTCGCTGTACACCCAAAAAGCCGATGAGCCAGCTTCGACGGGTCCTTCCTAGCATGTTTCATGCCGATAC